AATACAGGAAAGCCATAAGTGTCAATGAATCCCTCGTAGTTCCATTCCATAGGTATGAACAAACTATATAATCCTGAGCGAGTCTGTCCGTTGGCGTTTCTTTTTGTAACATCTGAATCATTATATAATTTTTTAAAATTATCGCCTCCTTTGTCCAAAGCGTTAGAAGTAGAGCCCATCATGCACTTCCCAATAATTCTAGAACCTAATCTTAATGTTGTTTTTGTTACTCGCCAGTTATTTAATATGTTATCTGGTCTTTCCCATTTTCCGCTTTCATCATGTACTAATAACTTTAACTTTTCACCATCATATGAGTTGTCTCCTGTATTCTTCCAGTCAATAGTCGTATCTAATCCTTCAAGCAATTCCTGTTCTTGGGTGTTTTGGATAGATTTTCTAGTAAGTCTAGATGCGGGTATTCTATAAGCAAGTTCGGTTTTTGGTCTATCCATACCGTCTTGTATTGGTCTAAAAAAGAACGGGTAGTTGACAGATATTGGGACGACCTTGTCTGTAAACATTTTTTTTGCATCAGCTCCAGATTTAGATAATATCCCAAATCTTGCGTCGCTTGATATTGTTGCCAAATTAACAGCTTCTCCGGATGCCATAAACGAAAACCCAGAACGTCTGTTTTTAAGGTAGCACATACCATAACACCTTTGGTCTGCCTTGCAGGCTTCCCAGAATATATAGAATAATCTATTCGCTTCTCTAAAGTCAGGTGCCCCAACATCAATTTTGGAGTGGCGCAAGTACATATAGTTAGTACCAGTAATTCTTTAGGATCATTTTCTCGAACCCACTTGTCGTTCTCATTATTTATTTCGCTAGGAGCAGCTGGTAATGCAATTTTAAGATTTTGTATTTCGTATACATCTCCAATCTGGCCAGTTTTACTTATAACAACCACGTCATATTCACTGTTGTAACCATATTCCCATTTTTTATACCTATTCATTCTTTTAAGAACTTTAGGCTTTATATGGTCTTTAATGATTTTATATAAAGTTTGCTCGTACATTACTTAGATCTTCTTTCAGCAAAACCAGAGAATGCTTGCTTTTTAGCTTCTTCTTTAGGTTTGTTCTCTAAAATACGCTCTTCTTCTTCAATTCTTGTTAGAATTTCAAAAGCATCAAATATTGCTAGCTTTTTTGTAGCGGCAGCATTTTTAAGTCTGTCAGCGGAAATGTCATCACCTGAGTCTACGATCTTTTCTTGTGCTACCTTAATTAATTCTTCAACTGCTTTTTGCCCAGCTAGGATTATATTCTTTTTCGTTTCCTTGGAATTCATACTTTATAACAATATCATTAGATTTCATACAATATAAACGCTCGCCATCAATAATAAAATCCCATTCGCTATTCGGCGTATACCCTACGACATCACCAGGAGCTATTTTAGCTGCATTTAAGGAGCTATTGCCATACTTTAGTATACCAATAAGCTTTCTCTCCTTTTCGTTTGTTAGAGAGTCATTATTTTTTAAAGGCATTACAAAGCAGCGATCACCAAATGAATTCCATTCGTTATTATTTTTATACAAATAAATTTGATCTGCTGCGCAAAAATATAAATTATCTTTAAATAAAGATCTACTATTTCTTTTTTTGCCTTTCATATCATAGAATACTCTAAAAACATTTTGATGTATTACTACAATATCGCCTTTTTTTATAGCTGTTGAATAAGCTAGCGGAACTGAAACTACTTCTGCTAATCTATTTACAGCTTTAAAATTTTCAATTTTAGTATTTATTATTAGGCTTTTGTCACCTAATTTAATAGCATTGTTATACCTTTCACCTAAAGGCTTAACAATAAAATCATACAAACTATTCATTAATACTCTAAATCATATTCAACAGATATTGCCATGTTAGAATTAAATTTCTTCCATGGCATTACCTCGTCTCCTTTTTTTATGTGTATGTTATATGAATTATCGGATTCGCTAAACAATATATAGGCTATCTCATGACCGCCATATACTTGCTGGCCAACTGAATAATGCATTGCATCATTCTTATAATCCGTGCCTATACTTATTTTACGTATCACAGAACTCATATTATACAGATTTAAGTTCTTCAGGGTTATTTACTTCAATAACTGTATATTCGCCAGTTTGTAAATTAATATTAATTTGCCCGTATTCTTCCTCTAGGAACTTCTTAAAATCTTCCATTTCTTTGTTTACATCAGGTAACTGGTGTAACAACGAATGTTTTTGTGATTCTAATACGCCTAAATTATGAATCAAACTGTTTAATTCTTGATTAATTTTATTAATTGTAGCTAACTGTTCTTCTGTAATTTTTGTTACTTTACTCATTTGATTAAATTTAATTGTTTTTTTTATTTACCGCACCCACACATTTTTGCAGGTGAATCTTCTTTATAGTCTTCATCAGCTTTATGCATTTGCATTTTAGCGTCATAAATCATTTCTCTATCATGGATCATTTCCATTTTACGAGAGTGTCTTGCGTTGCCAGTATAATGGCCGAAATGTCCTTGCTCCATTTTTATGATATATTTAAATTATTGCTTTTTTCTTTTAAGTTACTACTAGATGCTATTGTGTTAAGCGCATTTACTAAATTTTCATTATCAAAAGTGGTAAACATAATATTTGATTCTAATTTTTTGTTTTTTACTCTTTTTAATAATTCTTGCTCATCAATTTGCTCCCCAGGTTTATAATTTAAAAGATCCCTAAATTCAAAAAATTTTCCATACATTTCGTGCGGGTCATTTAAATAAGATTTAGGGTCTCTTTTTGACATTCTATCTGAATTTTTAAATTGACTATAAGTTGGCCCTAATACTGATTTTAAAGCGGGACCTAAAACTTGATCTATATTAGTAGCGTGCATTATCTCATGCTTAATCTCTGATGACGTAGTATTTGAGTCATAATTAACTATTCCTCCTGTGATATTTCCAGTTTTTACATTTCTAATATTTGTAACCGAAGCACCCTCGCCTAAATCAGTAAAATTTTGTTTATTACCTCCGACAGAATAAATTCTATTGGTTATTTCTGAAATTGACGGAGCCTTATTGCCTAAAGATCCTTGAGCTTGTTCATAGTAACGTTGCTGAGTTATTGGATTTGAAAACCATTCTTGTAAAGAATTTTTTTCTTTTTGAAAAACATTTCTTAATTCAGAGGGTTCAAATTTATATACATCTGCTCTTATAGCCTTTTCTTCCGGATTCAAATTATATTTTAACGTTACATCTTGTTCTTTTAACTGTGATTTTACTTCTGGTGTTAACCAATTTATTGCAGAAGTTAAAGGCTCAGGAATAGGGTTTTTTACAGGTTGATCTGCCTCTGAACTTAAAAATTTTTGATTTCCCGGCAATTTACTTGGCGGCACCACCTTTTTTAAAGCGGAATTATAGCCAGGCCGACTTATTAACCCAGCCATTTTCCCTTTATAAGCCATTTTTTATAATTTATTTTATTATTTATTTTGCATCCAACTTGGAGCCGCTGATGAATCGTTACCAGTAATTGCAGTGTATATTTTTCTAGCACCTCTTTTAAGGTCAGATACCATAGCTCCTGAACTTCTGCCTGATGACTCAAAAGTTCCAATTGGTCTAGCGGGTCTAGGACGATTTCCCATAGGTGAACTTACCGTCTCTTGTACTGCTGTAACGGCTGTTGGTTTTCCTGTTTTAGGATCTACAGGGTTTTCATATTTAAATGGGGTTACCGCTTCTTTATTGTAGCCAGCTCGCATCATTGGACCATTTTTTTGTTTGTACATAATAGTTGCTTTTGTTATTGTTAGTTTTTATTTTTTTTATAATTTACAGTTTCTTCATACTCAGAATTAAAAAAATATGCAGATATTTTGTTTTTATTTTTTAATGTATAAATTACATTAATTTCCCAATTAGTAGATATATTGTTTACAATAGTATAAAGTGCGCCTTTTTTATGATGTATGATCTTTTCATCTACATATTCTATTTCAAATCTAGGGTTACCATCAACATTTAATTTTTTTTCTGAATAATAATTTATAATTTTAAATTCATTATTAAATTCAGATATTATCATAATATACTTGCTATCTTCCGACTGCCAAGTTCCTAAAAATTCTTTTTGAGCCGTAGCA